TAGCGCGCTAGTGCGTCCTGGATCGCGATCAGCCGCTGATCCAAGGGCAGGGCTTGCAGTTCGGCTGCCGACAGGTTCAGTCGGGCCAGAGCTTTGACGGCCGCGCCGGAGCCCGCCGCGGCATCGGACAGCCGACCCGTCAGCTTGCGCGTTGCCGTCTCGATCTCGCCCATCGACACGCCAGCCAACTCGCCGGCCCAAGCCAGAGCTTGCACGCTTTCCACTGTGGTGCCGAAGGACTGGGCAAGCTTTGCCTGCGCGTCGATCGCCTCGAGACTCGAGCGCACCATGGCAACGCCAGCTGCCGCCGCCGCAACCGTCATGGCGGCCAGCGCCACGCCGGCTTTGCGGGCAAAACCAGCGAGCCGAGAATTGGCGCGCTCCATCTCGGCGCTCAGCCGGCCGAAGCCCTTGGTTCCCGCCTCGCCGATGCCTTCCAACTCGGCACGCACCTGTCGGCCGCCGACAGCCACCAAGCGGACGGAGACGCGTTTTTCGGTCATAGCTTGGTTTCCGCTGGGAACATTCGATTTAAAGAGTTGTTTGCACGGCGTGGGAACGGACGCACTCGGCACACAGGTCCATCACCTGCCGCGGCCAGCCCGTCAGGCAGCAGTGCGATGCACCACAGGGGCGGTGTCGGAGGCTGAACGATGCCGCCCTTTCACTACGATCTTGGCTATATCCGCCGATCAGCGCGCGTTTCGTCGATCTGCTCGTTTGCCTTGCGCACCATTACTGCCTCGATTGCAGGCAGAAACTCCGCAACGGCCAGTGGCGCGATCCCGAGCGCATGAGCCAATGCCAGTGCTGCGGCCATATCCCAGCCGAGAATACCGCCCTGCACGGCGCGGACCTGCCCGCCCAATCGGCCAACGAGATCCCAGACCTGCCAGCCCTCGACCGTCTTCGGTTGGTTCAGCCTTTGCGGGCAGTCCGCGCATGCCCCTTCGCAGGCTGCGCAATAGGCATCGCCTCCGCCGAAGGACCAGTCAGCAAGGGCGAGGAGACGTTTTTTTCCGCGTCCAGCAACAGAGCCTTGGCGACATAGGTGGTCTGGAACGCCTCAAAGGCCGGCCACAGGTCAAGGAGCGCGTCGATCGCAACCGGCGTCACGAGAAGAGACTTGCCGTCAGCATCCCCCAGCCCGTCCCACTCGAGAATGGCGATACGCCCCAGCGCCTTCGCCATGACGAGCGCCGCTGCCTCGTTTGAAGCGCCCTCGGGTAAACCAGCCACACCGGGGTCGCTGCGGGCGGCCACCATCAGCGCTGTGGTCAACGGTCGAAGTTTCAACCGCACACCGGGCAGCAGGTCATGCCAGCGCGGTTCATTGGAAAGGTCGAGGACCAGCATCAGTAAGCGCTCCGATCATTGACGAGTTGGGCTGTGCACATCCGGCCCAGTGTGGCGTCCCGGGCGGCTTGCCAGTCGAAGGTGGCCTGAACGCCTTGCGGGCCCGCGATTTCAATGCGCGGCCGCGGCAGATAGACCGCGTGAACTGTGAAGCTGAAGCTCTGGCCGGAGGCGAGAACATAGGCGAACTCGAACTCGCAGGGCTCGCCATTGATCGCCTGGGTCACCAGCGTCTGGTCGGCGAAGCGCACCACGATGGATCCGGTAAGGGCTGCAATCGACGGGTCTGCGCCGTCAATCTTGCCGTCAGCACGGATGGTCTCGATGCGGTCAAGGTTGTTGGCATAGGTGATCTCGGCAGAAACCACATTGCCAAGTGCGGTCCCATTCCGGCTGATCTCGCCGTTGAAATGCCCGAAGCGCTGCAGGTCGACTGCCGCCGGCGTCCCCACCCCAGTAGTCGTTGCGATCGTCTCGCCCTGCGCGATGAGCCGCACCGTCGCGGTCAGAAGACCGGACCGCTGCATTTGCCAGCTCAGCTGATCTACAACGCAGCCGGCATACATGGCGTAGCGTGGCACTTCCGGCAGCGCCGTTTCGATAGAGAGGCTAGGCAGCGTCCAAGACCCCGAACGGAATTCATGGGTATAGGGCCCCGGGCTGGTGCCGGTTGTCGTGGGCGCGCCAAAGGCCCCCTTGAGCCAGAAGCCGAAGGCCTCGGCGTCAAGCGGGACAACCACATCGCCATCCGCCGTGACCGCATCCTTGATCGGGGCCAGTGGATCGCGGCCATAACCCAGAAGCTCCGAGCTGAGCAGCGGTTGCTCGGCACCCAGCGTGGTGCTGGCGAAGGGCACCTTGGTGTAACCGCTGGCCGGTGAGGTGCCATAGGTCGTCTCGAAGGCAAGCGCCATCTGCGCCCGTGCCCCTTGGGCTCGTGCCATAGTCTCGCTCCTTGCAGGTGGGTGCGATCAGCACCAAAGTGAAAGTGAAGCCGCACGCCCCGCGCGTCGCGGCAATTTGGAAAGGACGAGGCCATGAGCCAGTGGGACAACGATCAGCGGTCAACGCACCGCAGCCCGTCACAAGCTAAGGCCTCGGTTCTCGCCGCAGACCTTCAAGTCGACGGAAACGTCTCCAGCAAAGGTGAGGTCCTGGTCCACGCCACGGTGAATGGAAATATTGCCGGGCCGGCAGTGATCATCGAGTTAGACGCCGTGGTGCATGGCGACGTCGCAGCCGACACCGTCGAAATTAGCGGACAAGTTGCGGGCGATGTCACAGGAACCGAAGTCTCATTCCTGACCACAGCCTAGGTCAAAGGCAAGATCACCTACGAGCGGGTGACGATCGCTGCGGGAGGGTCGGTCGAAGGCGAACTGCGCCGGAAGAAACCGATCGCCGCTGCACCTCAACCCAGCGGATCTGCCAGCGAATAGTGCAGAACAATCGGGATCACGGCGGCCTTCAGGCTTGCAGCACCCTCCACCGGTAAGTCCACCGGGCGCGGGGCCTCGGCTTCCACCCAAGCGCAGAGACCGTTCAAGGTGCGATCTCCTGCAACAGCAGTGCCGAGCGCCGAACAAAGGGCATCGAATATTATGTCCCGCGTGGGGCCCTGAACAACGGCTTCGATTTCGACCCGATGGCGGTAGTGATAACGCAAGGGTGACAAAGTCACATCCGGCTCGCCGGGGTCACCGTCCCGAAGTATAATCAAACCCTCTGCGGGGATCCGTTCGGGCAGCACTTCGCCCCGCAGGGTCTTTGCTGGCAACGAAGAAATCCGCGCGAAAAGCGCGGCGAGGATATTCTCCCGCGGGGACATTCGACAGTTCCGTCTTGTGAGTTTCTAAGCCGACGGACGCGCGCGTCGGATGGACCCGCGCCAAAGCGGCTTTACGACTTCCAACAGGCCTAGCACGCCCAGACCTGCCGCCGCCGTGAGCCCTAGATCGTCCAGATGCAGCGGCCCGAAGCGGAACACTTCTTGCGCCTGCGGCACCAGTACAACGAAGGCCAGAATGCCCGTGACGCCCGCCAAAACTGCAAGCAGCGCAGGCTTCGGACGCCCGACCGCGCGCCCCAGCGACGCGCTAAACGACCGGTTCACAAAGATCAGCGCGATGATCACAACCACCAGTGAAAAGAACACCAGCGCGCGCAGTTCGTCGTCCGGCATGCCCATCCGCAGCCCCTGCCACAAGATCAGCGAAACGGCAGCAAGTGCAACAATCCCCTGCGCAATGCTCCATGTAACCAGCCGCGCGGAAAACAACCGCTCGTCAGGATGGCGTGGCGGACGGTCCATGATGTCGTCCTCTTCGTCCTCGGCCTCGAACACCAACGTGCAAACCGGATCGATCACCATTTCCAGAAAGGCGATGTGGATCGGCCAAAGAATGATCGGCAGGCCGAACAGAAGCGGCAGAATGGCCAGTCCCGCAATTGGCAGGTGGACGGCAAAGATAAAGCTCACAGCCTTGCGCAAGTTGTCGTAAATCCTGCGCCCCAGCCGTACCGCCTTCACGATCGAACCGAAGTCATCGTCAAGCAGCACGATCGCCGATGCCTCCCGCGCCACATCCGTTCCGCGCCCACCCATTGCGATGCCGATGTGGGCAGATTTGAGCGACGGTGCGTCATTCACCCCGTCTCCCGTCATCGCGACGACTTCACCTGATGCTTTCAACGCGTTCACGATCCGGAGCTTTTGCTCTGGCATGATACGAGCGAACACGTCCGAATGCCGCAGCCGTGCGAGCAGAGCCGGATCGTCCAGACGGTCCAGTTCCGACCCTGCCAGCGGATCACGCCCTTCCAGACC